CCAGTTAATGATCCCCAAGCAGTTAGGGAACCACGTCCTGATGTCAGCTATTATTCATCAGGTCAAACAGGCTTATACACATCAGATGTAGCTAGTGATAACACAAATAATGCTGGATATCCTCAAGATGGTAGTCGTCAAATTCAATGGGGATGGGGACCTGTAGGTGGGGCAACACAGTTCGATACCGTGCTCACACCTAATGACTTGATTTCAGTAGGTAATGTAGGTACAGTAACAGTAACAGTAACAACAACTTAGGAGTTTTAAAATGGGTTATAGATCAGCAGCTGACGGTGTAACGCAGTCAGGTAAAACAAAAGGTACCAACCTCGGTGATGATGGTAAAAAAATCGGCATTGAAGGTGGTAAGGGTAAAAAAGGCGCAACGACTGTAACAGGTCAAGAGATGCGTAAAATGGGTCGCAACTTGGCACGCGCTAAAAACCAATCAAAAGGTAGATAATTATGGCTAAGAATGATTTTGTAAAAGCTACGGGTACTGATCCAATGCCATTAGGTCATGCTCGCGAAAATAAAGATGCTAGCGCCTATACAGGGTTTAAATATCCATCAGGTGGTGGTAACGATATTAATGTTTACAAACAACCTATGGTTATTGGCAATGAAGATATCTCATTCAAACCAAATCCAAATACTTTACGTGGTGTAGATGTTGGTCCTGAAACTAGAGCTATGTCAGTTAGTGTTGGTGATAGTGGCGCTAACCGTATTAATCCGTATGGTCAAAGTGAAATGCGTGGTTATGGCGCAGCTACTAAGGGTCGCAAAACTAGCGGGAAAATGGGTTAATAACGTATGAATTATGAGAGTTTGTATAACAACATTCAAGCTTATGCTGAAAACACAGAGTCACTATTTGTTGCCTCTATTCCTGTCTTTGTGCAAGAGGCTGAAGACCGCATATATAACTCTGTTCAAATTCCAGCGCTACGTAGAAATGTAATAGGTACCCTTACTTCAGGTAATAAGTATGTAACCCTTCCTAATGATTGGCTATCTAACTATTCTATTGCTGTGATTGATGCATCAAGTAATTACACATATCTTTTAAATAAAGATGTAAATTATATGCGTGAAGCATATCCAAATCCTACATCTACAGGGTTACCAAAATACTACGCATTGTTTGGGCCTCAATCAACTAATGTTAATGAGATGACCTTAATTTTAGGCCCTACTCCAGATTCTAGTTATGGCGTAGAGATGCATTACTATTACTACCCACCTACCATTGTACAAGGTCAAATCACAACTCTTAATACAGCGCATATTACTGGGGGGTCGGGATATAACAATGGTACATACCCAAATGTAGCGTTAACTGGGGGTGTTGGAGCTGGCGCATATGCAGATATTACTATAGTAGGGGGTGCGGTAACTATTGTAACCCTAAAATTTGGTGGAAATTTCTATTCAGTTAATGATGTATTATCTGCAGACCCAGCAACTATTGGAGGTTCAGGTATAGGGTTTTCTATTACAGTAAGCGCAATCAGTAATACATCAGGCACTTCATGGCTTGGTGATAACTATGACCCAGTCTTGTTCTATGGCGCTATGCGCGAAGCACTTATCTTTATGAAAGGTGAGCAGGATATGGTTGGTTATTATGAACAAAAATATCAAGAAGCATTAGCTCAACTTAAACGTCTTGGTGATGGTCTTGAACGTAATGATGCTTACCGCAAGGGGCAGACTAGCTTGGAATATAAAGGTCTATAATGGCTATCGTTCAAACACAGTGTACAATATTTAAGCAAAATTTATTAAATGGGTTAGAGAACTTTTCTTTGACTACTCCTTATGTATATAAAATTGCACTATATAATGCTAATGCCAACTTAGATGCAAGTACTCTTGTGTATACTTCAGTTAATGAGGTTACAGGTACGGGTTACACAGCAGGTGGTAGGACATTAGTAATTATTCCGCCAGCATATAGTGGCTCAACGGCTTATGTATCATTTAACAACGTGACGTGGACTCCAGCTAGTTTCACTACTAGAGGTGCATTAATATATAATAGCACTACTGGATCCGCGGTTGCGGTACTAAATTTTGGTTCAGATAAAACGGCAACAAATACATTTACGGTAACATTTCCTGTCAACGATGCAAGCAACGCTATCATTCGAATAGCATAAGGAGTTTTAACATGATGAAAGAAAAACAAGGTTTTGGCGATAGCGCTGTAGCTACATTAGCTACAAACGTAGCCGATAATGAATCAGTAGGTATTGAAGGTGTATACCACGTTGAATGCCGCGACGCAGCTGGTAACTTAAAATGGGAAGAAAAATTCCCTAACTTGGTTGTAGCTGTTGGCAAACAATTGATGTTGGATACGCTATTAAAAGGTTCTAGCTATTCAGTAGTTGGTCCATACTTAGGTTTGATTGGTAATACATTTACTGCATCAGCATCTGATACAATGGGCTCACATACATGGACAGAATTTGTTAACTACACAGTTGGTGGTTCAGCAGTACGTGGCACAGCGGTATTTGGTTCATCAACTTCTACAGGCTCAACGCCATCAAACGTAACATCATCTACAGCAACTGCGATTACTTATACAATTACAGGTGCGGGTGGTACAGTTTACGGTTGTTTCTTGGTAACAGGTACAGGTGCAGTAAACACACAAAGCTCAACTGCTGGTGTATTGTATAGTGAAGGNTTATTCTCAACAGCTAAAATTACAACAGCTGGAGACACTGTGGCTGTCACTTATAGTACCTCAGCGACATCTTAATTAAAGCATTATAGGAGCCTGATATGGCATTAATATTAGCGGACCGCGTTCTCGAAACCTGCGCTGCACCTGGGACGGGTGCGGTTACTCTATTAGGTGCATTAGCTGGATACCAAAGTTTTTCTTCAGCTATTGGTAATGCTAATACTTGCTATTACACCATTGTTGACCAAAACGGTTCAAATTGGGAAGTAGGTCTAGGTACAGTAACTGTAGGGGGCACTAACACACTTGCAAGAACTACAATCCTAGCGTCATCAAACTCAGGCTCTATCGTAAACTTTAGCTCTGGTACTCAAAACGTATTTGTTACATACCCAGCTGAGAAGTCTGTAAACTTAAATGCTAGTGGTAATGTAAGTGCACTTGGTACAGTTTCAAGTGGTACATGGAACGCAACAGCAATTACAACGACATATGGTGGTACAGGATTAAGTTCTTATACGGCTGGTGATATTGTTTACTACTCATCAGGTACTACGTTATCTAAATTAGGTATTGGTACTAGTGGGTATATCCTTCAGTCAAACGGTACTGCTCCAACATGGGTAGCAGCCTCTTCAGTAGTAGGCGGTGCTGCAGGCTCAAACACCCAAGTCCAATACAATAGCTCAGGCTCACTTGCTGGCTCTGCCAACATGACATTCAACGGCACTAGCTTAACGCTTGCCAATGACGCATCCATTAATGGTCTAACTGTAGGTAAGGGTGCTGGTAATGTTGCTCATAATACTGTAGTTGGTATTGGAGCTTTAGCTGGATCAAATACAGGTGATTTTAATGCGGCTTTTGGTGATTATGCTCTAAATTCAAATACATCAGGAACATTTAATTCTGCCTTTGGTGGAACAGACCCCGCTGCACATCAAGGAGTTTTAGGAAGTAATACAACAGGCTCAAATAATTCGGCATTTGGGGCAGAAGCACTACAAGCAAATACTACTGGCTCGTATAATACAGCGTATGGTTCACAATCTTTATTTTTAAACACCACAGCATCTAACAACACCGCTGTAGGTTATCAATCAGCATATAGTAATACTACTGGTGCATACAGCACTTATTTAGGTACAAAAGCTGGATATTCACAAAACTCTGACAACAATTCTTTTGTTGGTTTCCAAGCTGGCTACTATCAAACTAACGGAGCAAATACAGCTTTAGGTTCAAATGCTCTTTATGGTGCATCAGGAACATCTACAGGTGCTTATAATACAGCAGTAGGTCAATCAGCTTTATTCTCTAACACCACAGCATCTAACAACACTGTTGTAGGTTATCAAGCTGGATATACACAAACTACAGGTTCAGGTACAAACGCTATATTTGGTTATCAAGCTGGTTATTCAAACTCTACTGGTTCTGGAAACTGCTTTATTGGTTCACAAGCTGGTTATTCCACTACTGGTTCAAACAACACCTTTGTTGGTTCTAACGGAAGTTTTGCTTCTGGTTATTATGTAACTACAGGTTCTAAAAACACTATTCTTGGTGCTTACAACGGCAATCAAGGTGGTCTAGACATCCGTACAGCTTCTAACTACATTGTCCTATCAGATGGTGATGGTAATCCTAGACAGATTATTGACTCATCAGGCAATCTAGGTCTTGGTGTAACTCCTAGTGCTTGGGGAAGTGGCAAAGCTATTGAAGAGTCATGGGTTTCTTTGTATTCAAATACATCAGGATATTCATCATTAGCTTACAATGCTTATAACAATGGTACAAACTGGATATACAAAAACACAGGATATGCTAGTCTTTTAAATCAAGGAAGTGGTCAATTTCAATTTTTTACTGCCGCAAGTGGCACAGTAGGAACTACTGCAACCTTTACCCAAGCAATGACACTAGATGCTAGTGGTAATTTGTTGATTGGAACTACAAGTGCATCTGAAAAATTATCAGTTTATACAGCATCTGCAACTAATGTAGGAATTTTTATAGGAAATACAGCAGCTCAACTTCGGCATAATGTTCAAAGTGCTGGAGGTTCATTTACGCAATATTACAAAGATAACTCTCCTACTTATGTTGGTGGTGTTGGTACAGCAGTTCCTGGCGGTTCAGCTCAATCAGCTTTAGTATTCTCTGATTATCAAGGCTCGTGGGTTGAACGTATGCGTATTGATAATAATGGTAATTTGTTGGTGGGGACTACAACTTCTCCAACGGGAAGTAATAAGTTACTTGTAGGTAATGTCGGTGGACTTAGTCAAGCTCAAACAATTCAAAATGCAGGTACTTATTTAGCGTATGGAGATAGTCAAGGGTATAGAGTATTAAATTCTGCAACTACAGGTGGTGGTGGATTATATTCTAATACTGGCACTAATGGTGGAGCGACATTAGCTGGAGATGCAGGACCAATATTATTCAGTGCTGGTGGTTCAGAACGTATGCGTATTGATTCTAGTGGTAATTTGTTGGTGGGAGCTACAAGTCAAGTTAATAATGCAATTCTTTCAGTAACTCAAACTTCTGCTAATACTGCACTAGGAGTTATAAATAATAGTTCTACATTTAACAATGTTGTTATAGATGCTCAAGCCTCAAGAGCAACTACAAATGGAACTTATTATTTTTATAGAGCAATACAAGGTGCAACAAATAAATTTATTGTTTTTGATTCTGGCAATGTACAAAATACAAATAATAGTTATGGTGCTATTTCTGATATTAAATTAAAAGAAAATATTGTTGATGCAACACCAAAACTTGATGATTTATGTAAAGTTCAAGTTCGTCAATATAATTTAAAAACCGACCCTGACCATAAACAATTAGGTGTTATTGCACAAGAATTAGAAACAATATTTCCAGCAATGATTGAAGAATTAGCAGATAGAGATATAGATGGCAATGATTTAGGAACAACAACTAAATCAGTTAAATATTCTGTGTTTGTTCCTATGCTTATTAAAGCTATTCAAGAACTATCAGCTAAAGTGGCTGCTTTAGAAGAACAAGTAATTAATTTAGGAGTTAAATGATGGCAACAACAACTACATGGTCTATCCAATGGATGCAAACTTCAACCCAAGAGATTAACGGCTTTAGTGAAGTCGTATTGACAGTGGGTTGGAACTTAGAAGGCACAGATGGTACTTACACATCTAACATCTATAACACAGCAACATTAATACCACCACAAGCAGGTGACCCCGCTTTCACACCTTATGCTAACTTGACACAAGACCAAGTATTAGGCTGGGTGTGGGAGTCTGTAGATAAAACGGCGGCTGAAGAAGCTGTAACACAGCAAGTAACTAACTTGGCTAACCCACCAGTAGTGCAACCGCCACTACCTTGGGTAACACCAACGCCAACGCCAACGCCAACGCCAACACCTGCACCAATAGTATAAGGGTAAGTAGTCTGCCCTCTCAGATTGCAAATTTAATATAGGAGTATTACGATGGCTGAACAAAAAAAGACCCCAATCGTGATTGATGATGTTGAATATTTCTTTGAAGATATGAATGATGAGCAAAAGCTGATTGTTAATCACATTGAAGATTTAAATCGCAAAATCGGTTCAAGTCAATTTAACCTAGACCAATTAAATGTTGGTCGTCAGGCTTTTGTTAAGTTACTTAAGGA